AGGAAGATGACCACGCAGCTAAGATGGCTGATATGGAGTCTAGACTTGCAAAACTAGAAGAAATGCTTGCACCTGCAGAAGAAGTGATGGAGGAAGAAGCTAAAGAAGAAGTAAAAGAGGAATTATCTGAAGAAGTAGTAGAGCCTAAAGAAGAAGCTGTAGAGCTTTCTGAAGAGGTTGTATTTTCTCCTGAAGCTAAGACTTCAAATAATAAAGCAGGGGCTTTTAAATTCCCTAAAAACAATGTTAATTCAGATCTAAATAGAGTTTATAACAGACTAAATAACTAATTTTTTAATAATTAATAAAAGTCCTCATAAGAGGCATTTAAATTTATGGCAACAACTGTTAGCGTAACAAGTTCGTACTCAGGAGAATTCAAAAAAGACATAATCTCTGCTGCAGTACTTTCAGCTTCAACATTAGACCAAGGTCTTGTAGAAGTTAAACCAAATGTAAAAGGAAAAAGAGTAGTAAAAAACTTAGCTCTTGGTTCTTTATTAAGCACGGCAACGTGTGATTTCACAGATAATTCATCTGTAACCCTTACCGAGAGAATCTTGGAAGTAAAACAAATGCAAGTTAACTTGACTATCTGTAAAGCAGAATTTCAAGACGATTGGTTAGCTATTGAGCAAGGAGATTCAGCTCATACTAATATGCCTAAAACATTCGTAGATTACTTACTAGCTGATGTAGCTGCTAACGTAGCTTCTGAATTAGAGGTACTAATATGGCAAGCAACTACTGCAGGTTCAGTAAATGACTTTGATGGTTTCTTAACTCTTATGGCTGCTGACACTGACGTAATTGATGTAGCTGCTACAGCTATCACTGCTGAAAATGTAGTAACTGAATTAGGAAAGATTGTTGATGCAATCCCTGCTCAGATTTTATCTAAGGAAGATTTATTCTTATATGTATCTCCTTCAATCTACCAAAGCTACATTCGTGCTTTAGGAGGTTTCGGAGCTGCAGGTCTTGGAGCAAATGGTTACAACAACCAAGGTTCTAACCAAGCATTCGGAGCATTAGTATTCGAAGGTGTAAAGATGGTATCTGTACAAGGAATGGCAGACGGAGAAGCTGTTGCAGCACGTAGGTCTAACTTATGGTTTGGAACTTCTTTAATGGCTGACTTTAACGAAACTAAGGTTTTGGATATGGCTGAATTAGATGGTTCACAAAATGTACGTATCATTATGCGTATGGGTGCAGGGGTTCAGTTTGGAATCGGTGCAGAAATCGTATACTACGCTTAATCACTTAAGCATATACAAACTTTTAGGGAGGGGTTAATCTTCCTCCCTTTTTTTTAATCTAATAAATATATAAAATATGGCTTGTTCATTAACAAAAGGACGACTAGATTTTTCTTGTAAGACACTCGTAGGAGGTATCTCAAATATATATGTTGCAGCTTTCGATGCAGGTAACTTTTCAGCTATCACAGCAGGTAAAGTAACTATCACGGCTTCAACGTCACTATACCAATTTGAATTACTTAACGATGGTAATACATTCGAAGAAACTAATGAAGTAGCAAAAGATGCAGGAACTTCAACATTCACTCAAACAGGTACTTTCGTACTTAAAGGTCAAGATGACTTATCTCAGATAGCTCTTCAAGACTTAGCTAACGCTAGAACTCAAGTAATCGTAGAGTACAGAGATGGTTCTATGAGAGTTGCAGGATTAGACTTTGGTGCTGATTTCACAATAGGAACTACTTCAGGTGGTGCTATTGGAGATATGGTAGGATATAACGTAGCATTTACATCAGTATCTGCTAACTTAGCTCCATTTATCGATGATATCTCAGGTGCAACGCTAGAGGCAACAATAGACCCTGTAGCATAGTAATAAACTTATATAGGGAGTGTAAAAGCTCCCTTTATATTAAATAAAATAGAATGATTATAGTACACAACATAACAGAAGGTAACGAAATAAGGTTCATACCAAGAGAAGGGTATGCCACTACCGCTGTATTGACTGACCAAGTAACAGGAGAATCTATAGAAGAAATAGTAGATTTCACAAGAGAAGGTTACTACTCTGTATGTACAATAAACGCTAGTTTAGTTGACCAAAGGAGGTACAATTTGAAGATATATTCTTACTCTGTAATGTCTAGTTATGTTACTAGAATTGAGTCTGAAAATGGAGAGTTGGATTCTAAGGAGTGTGCATTAGATTTCATTAAAGAAAATAGCGATACAGAAGTGCTTTACAATGGCATAGTATTCTGTTCGACACAAGATAACGCTGATTACTCAATTAGTAACGGAGAGTTTAACTACGACTCCGTACAAGATGATTCAGCTTCACAATTTTTAATAATAGACTAATATGGAAGTAGTAAATTTATCAGCATATACAACACCTAGAGTAATAGTTGAAGCTAAAGACGATTGGGTATCATACGGAGACAACAATGACCACTTTAATGAGCTTATAGGCTATTACAAGGGTTCTACTACTAATGGTAGTATTATCAATGGACTTAGTGGCTTAATATATGGAGGTGGCTTAGATGCTACTGACTCTAATAAGAAACCTGATGAGTATGCTGCTCTTAAGTCTCTTATAAAAGAAAAAGAATTAAAGAAGATTATCTTTGATAGAAAGCTATTAGGAATGGCTGCTATTAAAGTATCTTATATTAACGGCAAAGTAAAATCTCTTAAGCATTGGAGAATGGAAACTCTTAGAGCTGAAAAGGCTGACGAGAGTGGAGAAATTAATAACTATTATTGGTGTGCTGATTGGAATGAATTAGGAAAGAATGATAAACCTAATAGCTTCCCTGCATTTGGTAAAGGGAATGGTAAGCAAGACGAGATATACATCGTTAAGCCTTACGTAACAGGAGAGTTTTATTACTCACAACCTGATTATGCAGCTTCATTACCTTACTCAGAGCTTGAATCTCAGATAGGAGACTACTTAATCAACGATGTAAAGAATGGATTTAGTGGTTCTCTAATGGTAAACTTCAATAATGGAGTACCTTCTAAAGAGATACAGAGACTAACCAACAACAAGGTAACTAAGAAGTTCACAGGAGCTACAGGAGACAAGCTATTGTTTAACTACAATAAGAACGCAGAGTCTGCTACAACCATCGAGAGATTAGCTCTAGACAACGCTCCTGACCACTATCAGTACTTGTCAGATGAATGTAGAAACAAGATTATCATAGGTCACAGAATTACTAGCCCTTTACTTATTGGAGTAAGAGAAGCAGGTAATGGATTTGGAAGCAACAGCGATGAAATTGAGACAGCTACCTTACTTATGGATAAGGTTGTGGTTAAAGGATTCCAAGATGAAATCGTAGAAGCTATAGACGAGATTATATCTCTTAATGGTATCAACTTAGATTTGTACTTTAAAACTATTGTTCCTAGAGACTTTTTTGAAGAGGAAGGAATTGAAGAAGTAAAAGAAGACGCTGAGGGCTCCGTAGAGATGTCTGAGGAGACTTCTAAGGCACTTTCTAAGCAACAAGACGTAATCATATCAAATGAACTTATAAGTCGTGGAGAAGACGCCTTAGAGGGTTATACAGTTATTGACGAAAGAGACGTAGATGAAGAATCTGAGGATGAATTAGATTTAGCTATTGAAGACTCTAACAAGATTGAGTTATCGGCTTGGAATAAGTTAATAAACTTGGCTTCAACAGGAACGGCTAGACCTTCTATCAAATCAGCTCAAGATAAAGAGATTGATGGTACTAAATTCAAAGTAAGATACAAGTACGCACCACAATCAGCAGGAGATAACTCTAGAGAGTTCTGTAAGGCTATGGTTAAGGCTAATAAACTATACAGAAAAGAAGATATTGTAGCTATGGAGAATATGGCAGTAAATGCAGGCTTCGGAGCAGGTGGAACAGATACTTATAGTATTTGGGAACATAAAGGAGGAGCACGATGCAGCCATAAGTGGCAGAGAGTAACCTTCGCATCTGATAAAAATGTAGATGTTAAGTCACCATTAGCACCTAAAGTAAGCACTAATAAGGCTGAAAGCAAAGGATTTAGAGTAAGAAATGAAAAGAATGTATCAATCAAACCCAAAGATACACCAACTGAAGGGTTCGTAAAGTAAATAAAAGAAAAAAAGACAAGATATGGCTACAGCATTATGGACTACACCGCTTCATTTAAAACAAAACTCTGTAATTACAGGGGATTTAGATGACGACAAGATAATATACAGCATTAAAAACGCTCAGATTATACACCTTCAAGGGTTCTTAGGAACTGACTTGTACAATGGACTACAAGAGAGGTCTGTTGCAGGTACACTATCAGCTAATGATAACGTACTAATTAATGACTATATTGAGTCTGCACTTATATTTTGGACTTTATCTGACTATGTTTTTACAGCAGCCTACAATATATCTAATAAAGGAATACTAAAACACAGAGATGAAACCTCTGAGACTATCTCTAAGGAAGAAATAACAGCCTTAGGACTATCATATCAGAAAACAGCAGAACACTTCTCACAGAGGCTTATAAGCTACCTGTGTGACAACAGTCATCTGTACCCTGAGTATAACACTAATTCAGGTTCAGACATTAACCCCGAGACTAATTCTAATTACGGGGGCTTGTACCTCGGATAAAAACCAAATATGATGTATAATATAGTAGAGCAAGTACGAAAGTTTTGGATGATACTAACCTTTTTGATAGGGGCTAGCATTACCTTAGTAAAAACAAACACAACAATAGACCATAGGTTAGAGCAACTAGAGAAGCACGCAATGGATACTAACAAACATTGGACTACAGAGAAGAAGGTTGAGTACTTTGTTCCAAGAAAAGAACTAGACCAAAGATTCGACAATGTTGAGAAGCTGTTAGAGAAAATTGACAAGAAATTAAACTAATGAATATAACAAAGATAATACTACATTGTTCTGCTACTCCCGAGGGAAGAGACGTATCTAAGGATACTATCAAGCAATGGCATTTAGACCGTGGATGGTCTGACATAGGTTATCATTACGTTATAGATATTAAAGGCAACTTAAAAGAGGGAAGGTCTTTAGATAGACAAGGAGCTCACGTGAGAGGTCATAATAAGAATTCTATTGGTATCTGCTACGTAGGTGGATGTGATGCTGATATGAAGCCTAAGGATACACGCACAGAAGCACAGAGAGGCGTTCTAAGAGCACTTCTAATGGATTTGATGGATAAGTACCATAATGCAACAATTCACGGGCACAACGAGTTTTCTAGTAAGGCTTGCCCTAGCTTTGATGTACAAGAAGAGTACAAGGATATAGTAGAATATTTTAAGGATTGTAACAACTAAAAACTATAAAGAATGTTTGGAAAGATTTATGAAACAACGTGGTGGGGGAATCCTACTAGTAATGCTTGGGGTAACATCTACTTTGATTTAGCACAGACAGAGCCACAATTAGTGGTTGACTACAGAGCTAGAGTTATAGCAGATGGAGGAACATTAGAGAGTGTAGAATGTATAGAAGCAGCTACACCAAGTATAATAGAAGACTAATATAAAAAAATAAAGATATGGCAATTCCAAGTTTAGCCCTTATACCAACAGGCTTTAAAGATGGTAAATTATATAGTGTACTTCCTGAGAGTGGTGCAGGAGATTTTGACGTAGTTCGTGGAAGCGGTGCTACAAGAGTAAATAAAGATGGTTTAATTGAAGATGTGAGAATCCTTTCAGGGGAGCTTGTAACCAATGGAGATTTTTCTAATGGTACAAATAGTTGGGGCTTTACAAGTGGAGCAACCTTGACGGATATAGGGGCAAAAATAACGCACACCCCAACAGCAGGGTCTATAGCACAGGTATCTGTTTTGACAATAGGTAAGCAATATAAACTTACTTATGAAATTACTGAAAG